CTAAAAGTCGCCGGTCAGGAAGGTCCCAAGGATATCAAGCACCGCTTGTTCGTCGCCGGGCGCCAGAGTGCCGGCATCAGGGTCGGCGGTGAGCAATCCGCGGCGCGGCATGTTCTCGGTGCCCCACTCATGGTAGGTGGCGTAGGAAGCACCAAAGCCGATTCGAACGCTGTCGCGGTCGGCCTGGTGATTCAGGCTGCTGAGCATGTCGCCATAGCGGTCCAGGATGCGACGATTCCCGTTCGCCGGATAGGTTGCCACGGTTGCGGGCGCCCAGGCCGCCCAGGGCGCGCCCATGGGATCTGACTCTGTCTCAAATCGGGCGCTGACTCGGCTTTCCAAAGTCTGGCCGATGCTGGACATGGCCGGCGAGAGGTCTTCCAAACGGCCCAACAGCTTGGAAAGCGCCTCGATGACCTGGCCGTTGGAGGCAGTGACAGTCAGCATGCTGGGCTCCTACAATGGAATCGGTGAGCGGTAGTTTCCAACGGGAAGGGTTAGGGGTCTGCGTTCAGCGGGCAACTATGATCCGGTTCGAGTCCGGCGCCGCTCACTTCTTCAGCTCGATGTAACGCTGCTCAAGCGTGTTGTCTGCATCGATCACGCCCCCTGTCTGCACAAAGTTCGCTGTCACCCGCGCTCGCTTATCGCCGAAGCGGGCCTTCTCGGCATAGTTCATCCGCACCACCACCTTGCCGGCCCGCTCAGGCAGCTCGAAGGCATAGACCAAGGCTTGGTCTTGCGTGTCGAGAAAGGGTGTTGCGGATTCAAGCAGCGTTGGCAATTCTGCCCACTGCTCCGGCGTCAGTGCGGCGCCGCGCGCCAGCTTGGTATCGCGGATGGCATGCAGCAGTTCGGCGTCTCGCATCAGGACGGCCGCGCTGGCCAGCATCACGCCATGGTCACGTAGCGCCTGCTGAGTAGCCGGGCCGATCACATGCACCAGCGCTGCCGCCCCGCTTGCACGCTTCGTGCTCGCCACCTGTTGGACCATGCCCTGCCAAGTCTGCAGCTGCTGGGCCGCCATAGCCTGCTGCAGGCTGTGCCACAGCTGCGCGCCAGTCTGCGCATCCAGCTCCACCAACTTGCCCTGCACCACACGCTGCAGAGCCACTTGGCGGGCCTGCCCGGCGTTGTAGCCGAACCCTGGATCAATGCCGGCCGGCACCTGCTCCACCTGGTCGGTGCGGCGATTCAGCCAGTCACGCATCACCACGTCGGGCGCCTGCTTGCGCATGGCCGCGCCGTTGGGCGTCACGCCATTGTCGAACTCCGCCTGGCTGACGGCGACCACCCGGCACCGGCAGCGCCAGCCATTCGGCGGATAGTGCGTGTGCCAGAACCCGTCATCGATGGGCAGCGTCACGTTGTCCCACGCGCGGTGGCTGGCGCGCACGCGCTCGTCGCGCTTTGTGATGTAGCGCAGGTAGGGATGCGAATGCTTGCTGCGCTGCAGGTTGGACCATTGCCCTGCGGCATAGGCCTGCCGGGTGTTCACGTCAAAGATCAGCTTCAGACGGCTCGGATCGAAGGTGGTGGTGTGGATCTCTCCCGTCGAAGGCTCCACCACCTCGCGTTTGCCCCACCACCCGGCATCCGAGAGCATCTGGTGGGCGTCGCGCATGAAGTCGCGCCGCGACAAATCACCCTGCACGCTGGCCGTGATCTTGTCCTGCAGGGCCGCCAGCAAGTCCGCGCTCGCCAGTCGGCTGATCGTGAACTGCAGGGCATGTTCCTCCTGCCACAGGTCTTGCCACCCGAACGTCTCGGTGAGTTGGCCACGCCCCTGCAGATAGGCAACCGCATCGGCCGGCGTGAGTGTCTGCAATGCCGCGAAGGCCTGGGCGTCGGTGGTCATGGCTTGATGAAGAGGATGTCGAGCTCGCGGCGCTTGCGGTCACGCTGCTCAGTCAACGCCGGCCGCGGTGCGCGGAACGCCAGGCCCATCAGCCGCCCGCCACTGTTGCCGTGCAGCGGCGGCGAGACGGCAGCTCGGTCGGCCAACAAGTGCGCCGCCGCGCTCGCGCCAGACAGGCCCGAATACGCCGCAAGCAGGGTTCCCGCCACGCCGGCCGCGCCGGCAATTCGCATCAGCTGCTCAGCTGCGGAGCTGCCAGGCAGTCCGGACAACTGCGCAAGGCGCTGGCCTGCCGTACTCATGGCAGCGTCTTGTTCCAGACGGCATCAGCCACCTGGGCCGCTGCTGGCAGCGCGAGGATGCGCGCCAACTCGCTCGCCAGCTCGATGCGCACGGCCGCAGCCATCGCTTCCGGTGAGGCGCTGCCTCCACCACCGGCCGAATTGATCGCCTGGGCCTGGACCGGCACCACGCGAGTGGTCAACACCTGAAACGAGCCGAGCGTGCGGACCACCGGCTCGCCGCCGCCGTCTACAAACAGGTTTCCGTCGATGACAAGCGTGTGGTCTGCCTCCATCGGCCGGACGCGCCAACCATTCAGCAAGAAGTAGTACGGCGGAATCGAGCGTCCGTCACCGAGGTCATCCCCGCCCACCGCCCGGAAGGCCGGCAACCACTTCAGGTTGTCGCCCTGGCCTGCCCAGTCGGCCCAGGCAGAGTAGATCTGCTGCGCTGACACGCTGGCGCTGTCGAGGATGATCCGCTTGGCGGCGGTGTCGAACGCGATGGGCATCAGGCATAGACCCGATCAGCTTCCGCCACCAGGGACAGCGCGATGGTCTTGCTGCGCGTCAGCACGCCGGTCGCGGCCACGAACTTGCCCGAGCCCGGCCGGATGCCGATCAGTACCACGTTGCGGTCGGTGCCCGCGGCGGCCCCGCCTTGGGTGTTGCCGTCGTAGTCGTAGGTGAACGCGATAGACGCCGCGCTGATCGAGCCCGCGATGGGCGTGCCCGCCGCGTCGTTCACGGTGATCGCGCCGGCCTCGCCGTAGTCGTTGCCGGCTCCCGGAGGTGCTGCGAACATCAGGCGGTAGCTCGACCCCGCGCCCACCAGCGGGGCGTTGAACGAGATGGTGCCGGCCGCCGTGTACGGGTTGGTGCGGTCAACGCCGTTCTGGTCCTTGAAGATGATTCGGTTGCTATCTGCGGGGTGGATGTTGTCGATGAACACGCCCGTGGTGGTCTGCAGCGTGTCGCCGACGAAGGCCAGCAGCGCGTCAGCGGTCTTGCCCGTCACCGTGCCGGCCGTGCCCGCGGTGTTGATGTTGGCCGACTGGCGCAGCAGGTACTGCACCTTGGTGTAAATCTGCTCCAGTGTGGCGCCATTGCCCTCCACGATGGCGCGGAACGGATAAGCCGTGCCGCCGATCGTGCGGTTCTGGTTGGCCGAGTAGAAGCTCACGGTGATGCCGCTGTACGGCGCACCCGCCATGGCCGCGTCGTTGGCCTGGATCTTGAGATCGTCCTCGTTGGAGAGCAGCAGGTTGACGAGGTAGGCGCCGGTCGCGGTCTTGCCGGTGTCGGCCAGCACCGAGTCCTTGTACTTCTTGCCGTACTCGCGCACAAAGCCTTTGAAGAACGCGCGCTTGTCGAAGTTGCCATTCGTGGCGTCTCCGAACACCTGAATGCCCTCGTTGCATTGGTCAGCAAACGTGAAGTTAGCTGGCGCGTCGGCCGATGCCCGCTGGTAGTAGAGCTGCGCGCCGGCCGAGACCACCCCCAGGCCCACGATGCCGACATACTGGCGCTGCAGCGCACCGGCCGCCGAGTATTCGGACCAGCCGCCATCGCGCAGCATCTGGCGCGTGGCGTCGTTCGCCGGCTTCCAGCCGCTGAAGGTAGCGCCGTCGGTGCCGAACTGGAATTGCCCGGAGAGCGCGTCGATCGCGTACATCGGGAACGGGCTGTCTTGGTATCCCGAGGTCGCCCATAAGTCCACGAACTTGGAGTACAGGGCCTGCAGCATCACGCCGTCCTTGGCCACGAGGTTGCCGGCCACGTTCAGCGTGAAGGTGCGGGCGGTCTCGTCGATCGTCAGCTCGGTGCCGACGTTCAGCGATGCTTTGCTGGTGATCTTCGCCATGATGGCTCCTTACGAGTAGTTGCGGTCGGGCCTGAGCGCGACGGGGATGCTGGAATCCGCTGCGGCGAGAGCCAGCCCGCGGATGTAGAAAATTTCATAACCGGGTTTGACGAACCCCACATCGACGCTCTGGGCGCCCGCGTAGGTAAAGGCATAGCTCGTGCCCGCGTTGCTGTCTTGCTGAGCCAGGATGGTCGAAGACCCCGCCGCCAGCACAACCACATCGGTGCCGGTCGGCAACCCCGTGAACGTGACGGTGTTGGCGTCCAGCGGATACAGCGTGTCCTGGTCCGTGCTGGTCGTGACCGTGGGAATGGCGATGTTGGTCAGCGCATTGCTGGCGCTGGCGGTGGCGCAGGTGGCGCGCACCTTGAGCCGCACCCCCGTGGTCGGCGTGATTGCTCCCTGCGCATTCAGGTTCGCGGCATTGAGCGTTAGCCAGGTGCCTCCGTAGCCCGCGCCCAGGTCGGCCTGGAACTCGTAGGTCAGGTTTCCGGTGTTGGTGCCGGTGAGCGTGGCCGCCAGGTTGGCCAGCGCCGTATGCCCGAGGGCGAAATACGGCATTTCCCAGGTCACTTGATCGCCTACCGCGGTGAGCAGTACCTGGCCGGCGCTGTTGAAGCGCGGCGTTCCGCCCGTGGCGGCGCACTGCGCGGCCGATAGTGCCGTGGGCTCATTGCACAGGATTTCGATCTTGCCCACCGTCGCGCTGGTGAAACTATCTTTCCAGTGCGTGCCGTACTGCGCGGTCTGCCCCGATGTGGCGCCGGTCAACTTCGCGCCCTTGACGAGGGCGTTGCGGGCGGCGATGACGCTGGTATCTGCATAGTCGCCCGCCATGTTCTCGATGACCACTCCGTCATCGTCGTTCAGCGTGGAGTACAGGCCCAGACGCGTGTTCACCGCATAGATGCGCTGCAACTTGATGCCACTGTTTCCGCCCGCCAACACGATGGCCGTTCCGCTGGCGTTGGTAGAGCCCAAATCCAGGGGCGCAGCGGCGCTGCCGATGTTACGCACCTTGGCCCCGACGCATGCCGTGAAGCTCACCACGCCAAGGTAGGCGTGTACGTTCGTCAGGCCTTTGAAATCCAGTCCGTCTAGCACGATCCCTGACGACCCGTTCGTGAAGTCGATGGCGTACTGGGCGTTCGCTGTCTGCGTCGTACCGGCAAAGTTATCGGCGTGGTGGTGGTTCTTGAACAGGGGCTTGCTCTCAGCCTGCGTGATGATGCGACCCCCGATGACCCAATTGTCCTCATAGGTGCAATCGCTGTTGTACGCCAGCGAGATCATGCTGAACGAGTTCGAGCCGCGGGCCTGGAGGCCGACGAAGCGATTACCCTTCAACTGCAGTCCCTTGTTGAACTGGATTAGGTTCTTGTTAGATCCGATGTTGTAGGCCGCGAACGTTGAGTTTTGCAGCGATCCGCCAGCCGTGCAGGACTGCAGGCTCAAGGTTACGTTCACTTGCGCCTGGGTCTGCGACAGGGCGATATTGTCGATGTCGAGAGGCGTTGCGATCTCCGTCAACACCAAGGTATCGCTGAAGACGGAATCGTGCGCGAAGGCCTGATAAGCCTGGGCAAAGTTCGCGTACCACTGGCAGACGGACTTGCTGATGCTCAGGCTGCCGGCCGCCGTCGTAGCGAACTCCTGGCGCGTCGCCAGCGTCGCGTTCGGCAGCACGCGCGGGCCAGAGCCAGAACCAGCCGTGCGCGTGCAGCACGTCATGATGACGTTAGGAATACGCACCTTGCAGCCCGCGGGCGGCAGATAGCCCACATTGTTCGTGCCGTCAGACCCCAACACGATGCCGCTGGTGGTCTGCCAGAAAACCTTGCCGCGTTCGTCCGTCGGGGTGCTGGCCGACGCGGGCACACTACCCATCCCCACGAACTGCTCATAGACACCGGAGCCCGCCGAGGTTTCCACCCAGATCGCCGCGAACACGCCGGCCACGGTTCCGGTGGTCGGGCATGGCAGCACCTGGCCTCGGGAGCCGCTCGTGGCGCCCAACTCAAACCATTCACCCACAGCCTCGAAGCTGCCGATGCGAGGCAACACGAGCTGCGCGGTGTCCGCGCCGCGCACCTCGATCCACCCCACCACGTCAGGGCCGGTGGCGCTGGCGCTGATGCCGGTCAGCGCGCCGGCCGAGAAGTTGCCGCCCGTTTTTCCCTTGACCTTGATGTAGCCGCTAGAGGGCATGGCCGCCCCGGCCGCCAGGGGCTCGGATTGCCAGTCTGCCCACACGCCCAGCAACGCGGCGCTGACGCCGCCCTTGGAGATCGCGGTGCCGATGGCGGGGACCGTGCCGGCGCCCGTGTTAAACGGGACCACGCGCACGCTGGTGCCGTCCAGGCGCACCGTGCCGCCAATGCCGGAGAAACTGACGCTATCCAGAGAGCCGAACGCGGCACTGTGGTTGGCGCATTGGTAGCTGTCCGTGTCGATCAGCAGTACTGAGGCATTGCTGAGCACATAGGTGTCCAGCGTGGCGTTGGTGGACCCGCCAGAAAGCGTGTCCCAGTTGGTTGTGCCGCCCGCGGATAAGGTGAACGCTGACATGGATCAGCCTCCGGGCGGGGGTGGGTTGTCGATAGGGATCACCGGGTATTCAACGCCCGTGTCGGGCTCTTCCGGCATCTGCCCCGACTTGATCGCGTTGTACTGGGCCTGCGTGATCTCCCAGCGCTCCAGCCAGCCAATGGGCTCGGCGGTGCTGCCGTCCTGGCTCACGAAGGTGCCCACGGCGTCGAGGCGGTAGGTGAAGTACGGCATCCTCGGATCAATCCCTGTGGTACATCGTGATGGTCTTGGTGATCTCGTCCGCGCTATCGCGCTCCACCACCTGTTCCGCACGCGTCGGGTGGTTGTCGATGACGGTCACCGCCGCGGGATGCACCTGGTTGGTCACCAGCACCTGGGCTGCAGGCTGCTCAGGCATGCGTACCTCGACGGTCAGTGGCGTAGGAGCCACCTCGTTGGTGATCTGCACCGACGCAGGGGGCTGCTCCGGCATCTGAATCACCGGATGCACGTGCAGTTCGATGCTGGGCAGTGCCGGCGCAGCAGCTGCAGTTGCAGCGGGCTCGGCAAAGGCCGCCTGAGCCGCCGGTTCATCGGTGGCAAGCAAGAGCCCGGCCTCCCCGCCGAGGCGTGCAGTGAACGCGGTACGCGTCAGCGCCTGGGCCAACGCATCCACCTGCATCTGTTGCAGCAACTCCGGCAGGCTCGCCAACAGTTCCTCCGCGCTCTGGCCCATTTCCAGGCTGCGGTCGATCGCCGCCTGCAGCGGCGCCACCATTGGGTCCAGCAGCGGCTGCCACTGGGCCAGCTCGGCGTCCACCAGCACATCCATGGCATCCGCTTGTGCCGCAGGCAGCACATCGGCAAAGGCCGCCGTGCCGCCCGTCTGCATGGCCGCCAGCGCCTTCTTCAGTGCAGCTTGAAACTGATTTGCAGCTGGCGCCGGCTGAGCCGCCGGTACGACGGCACCAGCGCCCAGCGCATCGCCACCAGACGCAGGCACGTCCTCGGCAATATCGTCCTCTTCCAGCTCATAGGTCCGCATGAAGTAGGCGCGCGTCAGCTTGGCGCCCGCCTTCACCAGGATCTGGTCGCGCTCGGCCTGCTGCTTGTCGACCTCTTCCTGCTCGTACAGCTCGAACTTGGGCGCCGGTGCGGCTTCGCCCTCGTTCAGGTCCACCACCCAGCGCAGCAGCTGGTTCACCGTGGCCTCGACCAGGCGCGCGTCTGCGTCGCGCAGCTCGTCCGTCACCTGCAGGCCCGCCATTGCGCTGGCCCGATTGGCGCTCGCTTCCGTTGTCTGGTTTTGGCCCAGCAGCGCGATCGCCACTTCGGAGCGGCAGAACATCAACAGCCGCTCGTACAGATCGGCGCTGGCACTCTTGCCTGCAGATTCAACGATGTCCACCGAGGCGTCATCTGGGATCACCGCCACGGCGTCCTGCACCATGGCTTCGAGCTGGTCGAGCAAGGCGTCCTGCTCCCCCTTGGGCGTGTTGCGCGGCGTCTTGCCCACCAGCCAGGGCGTGCCGTACTTCTCGCTGAAGGTCACCCAGAACTTCAGCCCGCCGCGCTTGAACACGGTGGGCCAGAAGCACATGCTGAGATCGGCAAAGCCATAGGGGTTCGCGTAGCTCGCATCCTGCGAAGGCACCAGGAACTTGCGCGGCGCCAGCGCCTCGCCCAGCAGCGGGGCTTCGCGCGATCGAAAGCGCAGCTGCGCCTCCGCGTCGTAGTGAAACCAATTCGCCGGCTTGGCCATCACGTCCTGAGGCAGGATGGGCCCGCCGCCGCCGGCCGACCAGATCACCTCCAGCGGCTGCCAGCCGAACAGCGGCGCGTCCAGCGCCTCGCGCATCAAGCGGCGCATGTCCAGCGCCTTCAGCACGGCCTCGGCCAGCTTCGCGCTGCGGGCGCTGGCCTGCTCGCGCACCACCCGCCATTCCATCGTCAGCACACCGGCCTTGCGGCGGCGGATGCAGCCACCCACATGCGCATCGGAGCGCAGGTCACCATACACCGCGCTGTCCTTGCCCTGCTTCTTCAGGATCGGGTCGGGGTTGGGCAAATACATGCCCAGCGCGGTGAAGTCGGGCGAGCGATCGCGCGTCGCGATGTGGTCGGAGAGCGATCGAGCCTTGCCCTCTGCGAAGCGCACGTACTCGGTGGGGCTGATGTACAGGCCTTGCTGTTTCATCGTCATGGTCCTCAATAGCCGGCCAGGTTCGCATCGAGCCTGGAGCGGCGGGCGCGGCTGGCAACATGCACGGGGCCCTTGTTCAACTCGCGGCTGGCGTAATAGGCCAGCGCCACGGCCACGGCCGCATCGCCGTGCCGCTTGCCCTTGTCTTCGCCGGTGCTGCGCACATCGGGAATGCGCGGAACGCCACGCACCACCTGCACTGCGCGCAGGTCGGCCAGCACGTCAGCGTCACGCGGCAGATCGGCCAGCGTGCCGTCTTCCAGTGCTGCTTTCACCGGCGGCATGTGTTCGCGGTACCAGCCCTCGGAAAGCATCACCTGCTGGATGCGCGCCGCGCCATAGCGCTGCATTGCTACCTCGGCCAGGAATTGGCCATTGCCGCGTGCGTCGAAGGCGCCGCCCATGAAGCGCGGTAGCCGGTCGAGCAGGTAGAAGGCGATCTGCTCCTGCTGGCGGAACGGCACATTGCGCAGCTCCACGATGAAGGGCACGCGCCGCACCAGGTTCTGGTGCTGCAGCAGCGGCACATGCACGCTCAGGTCGCCACTGCGCCCGAAGTCCTCGCCATCGAAGCTCAGCACGTCGGTAGGCAGCGCCGACAGCAAGGGCGCCATCTGCGCCTCCAGCCAATCGCGGCACTCCGCTGCGCGGATGTGGTCCGGCAGCACCTCAAAGCCCGCCTTGCAGGCCCAGCGCAACACCTGCGTGTCCGCCGACATGCGCGATTCGATCAACGCACGAGACAGCCAGGCACCGCCCGAGTTCGAGGGCACGCAATCCAGCTCCTCGGTGGCGCCGTCACCGTAGAAGGCATACACGCCGGCCTTCCATTCGAGCTCCTCGGCGCGGGTCCAGGCCTTGCCCAGGCGCATGCACACGCGGCGATACAGCCCGTCGTCCACCGCTTCCTGGAAGGTGACGCGGTGCACCGTGCCCTTGCGCCGGCCGGCGCGGATGTCCGTCACCAGTTCGTTGAAGGCGTTCTCCGCGCCGTTGTGGGTGCTGATCACCCGCACCTTGCCGCCCCAGATCAGCATGGCCAGCGCCGCCTTCAGCAGCTCGCCCAGCTGGTCGTGGAAGGCCGCCTCGTCGATCACGATGATCCCTTGCCGGCCGCGCAAGTTGGAGGGCCGGCTGGAGAGCGCCACGATGCGGAAGCCAGAGCCCGGGAACTTGATCGTGTAGGTCTTGATGTTCTTGTCGGTCTCGTCCTCGCCGTCCCAGAAGCCCGCCTCGATCTCGCCGGCCGCGTAGTTGAACGCCCGGGCCCACATCGCGCAGGCCTGGATGTACTCGATCGTCATGTCCTGGTTGTAGGCGATGTAGTAGACGTTCTGGCCGCCCGCACTGCGTGTCGTGGCGGCAGCCAGCACATCGTCCGAGGCCTCGCCCCAGGTCAGGCCGGTGCGGCGTGACTTTTCGATCACCTTGAGCGGCGACGGGTCGGCCACCCAGCGCGCCTGGTAGGCCATCAGCACCGCCGGCACCGCGCTGCTGGCGGTGTTGGGGAGATCGAACGGGACGGGCGAGGCAGACATCACACCGAGGCGAGCTTGCTGCGCAGTTCGTAGCCCATCAGCGGCCAGACCTTGTTGACCGCATTGGCACGAGCGATCTTGCGGCCCAGCTCGGCGTCGAAGTTCTCGGGGCTGGCGCAGGCCGACTCGCCCGTGACAGTGAAGCCATTGCGCAGCACCAGGACGCAGAAGGTCAGCAGGTGCATCGGATCGCCGGCCTTGCGGCATGCAGCCTCGCCGGCGGTGAAGTAGTCCTCGTCGGCAATGTTCGCCTCGATGTCAGCTGGCGTGATGCGCGGTGCCGTCAGGCCCTTGGCCTGGATCTCGGCTTCAATCTTTTTGTCAGTGCTCATGCTGGTCCTTGGTGGTGGGCGTGACGCGGTAGCAGCCGCTGCTCTCGTACCCGGATGGCTCGATGTGATCGTGGGGCATGGCCGTCTGCCGGCGACGGTGCGGGCACTCGACGACGCAGCATTCCGCGCGATCGCTGTTCACCCGCGCCTGGTCTCGATGGCAGACGGCGCACACCATGGACTCAGCTTGCCGATTCAGCCTGGGCCTGCTTGGCTGCCTGTTCCGCCTGGTAGGGCATCCACTCCACATAGCCGCCCAGCTCTTGGCCCTCGGCGTCCTTGGGCATCTCGTCGCCGACTTGCTTCAGCGTCACCGAGGTCTTGGTGAACGGCTTGCCATACACGTCGAGCACCAGGACGTTGATGCAGCGGTCGCTATGGACAGCCAGCACGGTAGCGTCCAGCGGCTGGCGCTTGGTCGGGTGCGTCGAGTCGTGGCCCACGCTCATGGCGCCAGGGCCGAGCAGGTCATAGGCCGCCGGGCGATACCAGACCTTGCGGCCGACGCTGGGTTTGATGAGGGTGTTCATGGCTCTATCTCTCCGTTGTGGTTGAACAAACAGGTGGGTGGGGCTACTTACTGCGTCCAATTCGCATGCCGGCATTTCGGAGGCCTCCCCAGGCCCCGACGCACTGACCGCCGCTTGCTGCATCGCTGCGCTGGTAGCCGGCTTCACAGGTCTTGATCCGATGACCGTTTTCGCCCCATAACTCACTGGGCAGCAATGCCCAAAATCTCTCGCCGCAGCTGGTCCACCGTCTCGGCCGACAACCCGCCCTTCTTGGCGATCTTTTCGACGTTGGCTGCAGCCGCCTCGGTGCGCGCCCGCACCTCGCTCTGGAACTTCTTCAGGCCCACGCTGCTGCGCGTGAGGGTCGCAATGTTCTTGGCCGCTGCGCTCAGCATGCTCACCCGCTCGCCGGGATCGGCGTCGGGGTCATCCGCCTCCTGCAGCGACAAGATCGCCTCGAACAGCTCGGTCTGCACCAGCGCCGTCAGCGCCTCACTGCGCGCGTCTTCGTCGTCGCCAGCCTGGGCCCGGATGATCTTGGCCGCCTCGGTGCTGGCGCGGATTGCCGCCAGGCGGCGCTCCAGCTTCTGGCCGTAGCGGTGCACTGCCGTGCGGCTGGGCAACTCGCCCGCCAGGTCGGCGTGCGGAAAGCGTGCGCGCAACTCGGCGATCAGCTCATCCAGCGTGCAGCGCCCCGCGGCCAGCTGGCCCTCGATGAAGGCCTTCACCTCGGCGGGCAGGCGCGCGATGGTGCTCTTGCGGCCCATGCTCAGCCCCCGGCGGCCGGGCGCGCAATGCCGGGCTCGCAGGCGATCGTGTATTCCACGATGTCGATGCCATAGCGCTCCAGCTTGGCACGCACCTGGCCCAACGGGTCCGTGCGCACGCTCACCAGGTCGCGCTCCTCCAGATAGTCCAGCTCGCGGCGGATCTCGATGTCCGTCACGTCCTGGTACACCCCGGCAATCACCCCGCGCAGCATGGCGGTGGTGGCCTCGCTGGGGCGCGCAATGTTCATGGTCATCAGCAGCAGCCAGCGCATGGTCTCCCGGCGCGATCGCTGCGCCACCAGCAGCAAGTCCTCAGGCTTCATTGCGGTTGCCTCCCTTGAGCAGAATGTTTTCAAAGCGCAGCGCCATCGAGTCGAGCTTGGCCATGATGGTGGCCACGGCCTGCACATAGTCCTCGCGCCGCACGTAGTGCAGTGGCAGCTCGGCCTTCAGGTTCAGCAGCTCGCGCTCAATGCGTTGCCACTGGCCGGATTCCTCGTGGTGCCGCTTTTCCAGCCCGTCCAGGCGCGTCTGCAGCTGCCGGTGGTTCTCGTCGATATGCCGCTGGAACTGCACCAGCAGCAACTTGCCGAAGGCGCCGCAGGCGCCGAAGAAGGCCAGCAACAGCAGCACCAGGTGCCAAAGTTCAATCTGCACGTTTGTCATCGCGGTTGGGCATGAGGGAGGGTGTGCCAGTCAATCAGCGCGTTGAGCCGGGCCCGGCATTGCTCGAACTGGGCACCGGCATCGATGGCCCATCCGCCGATGTCGCGCTCGCTGGCCCAGCGGTCTTCCAGCCGCTGGCCGGAATCGGTGGCAACGGGTCCACCCGCTGCAGCAAGGCCGCCGGTGGCTTGGGGCAATTCAACAGCGGTGGCAACGCGGAGCCCGGGGGCACCGTCGAGCACGCGCAGAGCAGCGCCGCCAAGGCAAGCGCGGCTGGTAGTAGTAGCTTGGGCGATGGCATATCGCTTCTCCTTTGTCAGTCGATCGATCTGGCCTTGCTGCGCGCCCAACAGCGCCGTCAGCTCATCACCGCGCACTTGCGCGTCTTGCAAGGTCTTTGCGGCGGCCATGGCTGCGAGGCGTCCGTTCTCGGCGTTCATCTCACGAAACTGGGCCAACTCCACCTGCAGGGGCGCGCGCCCCCAGTGGCCGCCCGCGGCAAATGCCGCGGCCACGATGGCGAACAGCGCAGCCAGGCGCAACCAGCTTGGCCTGGTCATAGCCCTGGCCCCCAGCTCTCGTACAGCGGTTGCAGCAGCACCAGAATGCGGCGCGGATAGCCCAGGTTCTCGGCGCAGTGGATGGGTGCCCGGCTGGCACGGCCGCACGCAGCGTCCACGCCCGCCCGACTGTTCTGGCTGGCTTGGCGGCGCTCGTTTTGCCAATGACCAAGACCGCCGTTGTAGGCACGCAGTGCTACCCAGAACCGGTCGCGCTCGCTCCATTGAGAAGGCGTGCGTTCATACAGCCAGCGGTCATAGCTCACCATCGAGCGCAGTGCCCAGGTGGGGTTCTGTGGCATGCAATCGGCCTGCGCATCGCCTTGCAACTTGCACCACCAGGTCGCGGTGCTGGGCATGAACTGCGCGAGGCCCTGGGCACCGGCGCGGCTCAAGGCATCGGGCTGCCAGCCGCTCTCCTGGTGCACCTGTGCCGCCAGTGCGGCGATCGGCGCGTCCAAACCCCACTCGGTGTGAGCGGCGCGCACCAGCTGCGCGCGATAGGTCTGCGCGCCTGGCGGCAAGGTCTGGGCCGGCGCGGCGCTGGAGAGCGCGAGCAGGGCCAGCAGCGTCAACGTGCACAGCAGCAACAGCCGCTCCAGGCGCGCACGGCGCACACCTCGCCAGTTCAGCGCGCTCATGCGCCCAGCCCCATCGCCAGCATCGTGGCGGCCACGATCATCGCTCGCCGCTGCATGCAGAGGCCAGCCAGCCGGGCCAGTGCCGCCATGTCAACCTGCAACTCCCGCTCAATCTCGCCTGCATCACACCCAGGCAGGTCCAGCGTCTCCGGCATCGGCAGGAATTGGTCGGGCCGCGCATAGGGGAACATGCTTCGGTCCAGCCAGTAGCCCACCACGCCGGCCAGCGTGACCAGGCTGAGCTTGTAGAGGCTCAATGGCAGCTGCCGCGGCGCGATGCAAAGCACCAGCGCGGCCAGCAACAAGGTGAAGACCATCCAGCCGAACAAGCGCGGCAGCCGGGCGTGGATGGTGCGATGGAGGGTGGCAAGTGTCTTCATGCAGACACTGTGCCGGGAGGCCCCCGAGGGGGCTCAATAAAGCGCTTTAGTTGTGGCCCGCTTGATTGGCCGCGCTGATGCCCGCCTGGCGCCGCGCCATTTGAATCAGCTACTCGACGCAGGCGCGGAGCTGTTTGAGAGCTTGTTTGAATCCGCGCAGGGTGATGGGATTAGTGTCATGCAGTTGGTCGTAGGGCCAGAAACGTAGGCGCAGTCGCATCTCCTGCCCTTGTGTCAATCGCTCGACCATGGCTGATTCCGCGCCAGTGCTTGCAAAGCTGAGAACATGCGCGCTCACCCGCTGGCTGAACGACACGAAGTCTTGCCGATCAACCTTGATGCCCGTCCCGTACAAGTCGTGGTGGAACGCCTCCGAATCGGATGTACTGGTACGTGCAGTCACGTAGACCTGATTCGACTTTGGGCGCCCATGCAACTGCACGTAGACAAGTGCAGCGTTGGAGTAAACGTTGCGCATTCCCGTCGCCACCGAAGGAGAGACAGCGAAGCAGGTGGACTCGCCAGTCATGTCATCACGTTGCCGAGAGAACTCCCAAGATGAACCTGTGCCCGCTGATGGCGTGGCGATGTCAACCTGCTGCGAGGACTTGGCATCGTTGCTGCACGGCGCCTCCTGATAGGCCACTCGGCCATCCGGCATGGTGCACTTGTTGATCGCCCAGGCCTGCACGCTGGCGGCCAAAATGACCAGGCCGACCAAGGCTTTCTCCTTTGTTCGAACTCTCATCTGCGCCCATCTCCCTGCTGGTTTCTATAGAAGCTCACGCTCGCGCGCCAGGTTCACGTGCACCTGCTGTACATATGCCCGGACCCTGCGCACCTCGGCCAGCTGGAGTTCCTTCACCATCGAGGTGCCGAACTCCCGACGCATGAAGTCAAGCACGCCGATACGCGAGACCTTTGACAAGGGGTCCATCATCGCCAGCACGGCTTTGTGCTCGTCCGTCAGCCACCGCACCTCGCGCCTGGCGGGCCCCGCCGGCCTCGGCGTGCGTGGCGGCAACGGCGCTTCATGGCGCTCCACGATGATGTGCTGCGTCAGGTTGACGACATGAACCGGCGCATGTGCCCTGCCGATGTTGACTGCGCCGTTGCCACTGCTATGTTGGCTTGGCCTCAGCTGCGCGACCCAATCGCGCAACCATTTCGGAACTACTGCCACTCCCGCTCCCTGCTATTTGCGCCGCTTTGATGCCGGCGTACCTCCAAAAGATCCGATGTTCACGGCGCCCGCGCCGCTGCTGTGCTGACTGTTTGCACCGCCGACCTGGACTTGAGGCCCTGCACCCGACGTCGCACCGAGCAACGCGCCGAGAGCAGCCCTGCGCACTTCCTTCGATGCGCCCCTGAAGTAGTCCAGCATCGTTTGTTCCTCAGCGGTCAACACGGCAACGCCCTGCGCACCGAGCCTGCCCGTGAGTATGTACGTCACATCACCGCCGGCTTCGGCGAGCAGCGACAAGTACGTCGCGTCGGGTGCCCGCTCGCCAGATTCGTAATTCCGTTGCGAGCGCACTCCAACCTGGCACAGATCTGCCAGGGCCTGTTGGCTCAGCCCAAGGGCCTCTCGGACCTGTTTCAACCGATCGGAAACATAAGGCACAAATATTCCTGTTAATCCATTGCATGCGGCACAAACGTGCCGCATAATCAATGCAACAAATCGAGCAAACCAATGCGGCAACGCCAATTGCCGCACAACAAACAGGACGCAACGCCATGCTCAAAAACCGCGCGCAGATCCGCGAAGAGTTCGCCAGCAAGGGCTGGTCGTACTCCGGCTGGGCTAAGAGGCACGGGTACAGCCCCAACATGGTCATCGCCATCATCACGGATAACGAAACCAATCCCCGCTTGAAGTGCCTGCGCGGCGATGCGCACAACATCGCCGTGCAACTTGGCCTCAAGGCGGGCGAGATCTCCCGCACGTCCTCCCGTCACCTCGCAGCAGCCTGAGGCGCGGCATGTGCATTCCTGCGTCGAATGTAACAAATGGCCGCAGGCGCTTCGGTTCTGCCGTGCGCATAGGGCGCTGTGTCGGCCAACAGCATCACGATTTGCGGCGCCGCTGTGGTTTCGGTGGCACGCCTGGCCACTGGCCAAGCTGGGCCAACAGCCAGTACAGCATCTTGCGCGCCTCCAGTCGCTCCGGCGTGGTGTGGAAGTCCTCGGCCCCTTCGGGCTGCTGCAGTTCCAGCCGCTCGTATTGCACGGCCGCGCGCCGCCACACGGCTTCTAGCGTTGCGGCCAGCTCGGGCTGCGCCTTGAGCAGCGGAAGCAGCAGGTCCAGCAAGGCGGCGAACACGCCGTTGGCCCAGTCGTCCACCGCGTTCAGCTCGCGGCGCATGGGCGCCATGCGGCGCTCGACCTCTTGCTGTACCTGCTGGCGCAGCCAGGTGGCGCTTCTCGGCGGTAGCGAGTTCATGGCTGACCTCCATCGGGTTTCGATGCCGTTCACTCTGACCGCCAGCCGCTCGCATGCCTAGCCGCAAAACCGAAATTTGTTTGGAAGCCCACCTCCGACCATGACTCCAAAGACACCCGCCTATTGGAAACGCCAGCAGCCTGGCAGCCTGCGGCACGCCACCGAGCTGTGCAAGCAGCATGCGCTGGCCGTGCACCACCGCAGCGTCGAGCGCATCGCCGAGCTGATGGGCCTGCCCGACCACTGGGCGCTCTACAAGTGGCTGCAGAACGGCCGCATGCCCACCTGCCTGATTCCGCCCTTCGAGGCCGCCTGCGGCATCAACTACGTCACGCGCTGGATCGCTGCCAGCGCCGGCCTGATGGTCTTGGCCATGCCCACCGGCCGCACCGTCACCCAGGCCGACATGGTGGGCCTCAACAGCGGCTTCGCCAACGCGCTGCAGCTGCTCACCAACTTCTACCGCGACGGCAGTGGTGATGCCACAGCCACGTTGGAAGCCCTTCGCAGCCACCTCGAACAGGTGGCCTACCACCACAAGAACGTGGCTGCTTACGCCACGCCCGAACTGGAGTTCTGACCCATGAGCTTTCCCAAGACCTTGCCGCCGGCCTTCGTGCCCATCGCGGTGGACACGAGCGAGATGTTCAACGCCGGCCGCACGCTGAGCGTGGTGCACCACCAGCGCAGCGGCGACGTGCAGCTGCGCGGTTTCGCTGCCGGCTGCTACAGCTCGCTCAAGCTCACCCGCGCTGAGGCCCAGGCCCTGTCCACCGAGCTGCAGCGCGTGCTGGCTCTGCCGATGGAGGCCGCAGCGTGAGCGAAAAAAGCCTCTCCGCCCCGATCCGCAAGACCTGCGATCTGTTCCGCCTGCTGGCCGGCCACGTGGTGATCGGCCTGGCACCTGGCGAGATTGCCAAGGGCCTCGACGTGTCGCCGTCCTGGGTCAGCGTGAATCTGCCGCCCCTGGCCTCCGAGACGGGCTTCGTCGAGCAAGTGCCCGGCACCAACCGGTGGCGCCTGGGCCCGGCCCTGGCCCGCATCGGCATCACCACCGCCACCGAACTCAACGCCGCGCGTCAGAACCTTGACGACCTGAGCCGCCGCTACGCCACCCCCCTCTAAAACCAGAAAGAACCCATGGCCCGCAAACCAACCCCCGCACCCCAGAGCAAGGAAGTCGCCCTGGTGCCCGGCACCCTGGAAGCCGATACCGCCGCAGCCAACCAACTGGCGTTGGCGCGTCTGGACCAGGACAAGCGTGTCACCGCGCTGGCACAGCAGCTCAACTACCAGGGCAGCACCGACCCGGCCGTGCTGGAGAACTCAGCACAGGACGCACTGCGCCGCATCGGCATGGCGGTGTTCGAGCTGGGCGGCTATCTGCTCCTGCTGAAAGAGGCTTGCCCACACGGTCAGTTCTTGCATGCCCTGGAGCGACTGAACTTCGCTCCGCTGGCTGCTCAGCGCTACATGCGGGTGACGCGCCGGTTCGCAAATACGTCATCGATGAAGCATTTGGAGTCCACCGGCATCACTAAGCTGATCGAGCTGGTGGCCCTGGACGACGACCAGCTCGAAGACCTCACCGAGCTGGGCCAGACCGGCGAACTCGCCCTCGACAAGATCGCCACGATGTCGGTCAAGGAGCTGCGCGCCGCC